CAGGAAGTTATCGACCGCATCACCGAAAAGGCCAGCGATGTGGTGCGTTCTGCGGTGAGCATCATTGCCTCGCGCGGAGCCACCACCATCGAACTGACCATGAAGGAGGTCAAATTCGATGCCAAAAAGCTGACCGCGACCGGGATCATCGATGCCAAAGCGCCGAACCGAAAAGAGCTGATCGACAGCGCAGGCCACCTCTGCCTACTGGTGATGGCGCCAGATGACTACCACGAGGGTACCGACTTCGTGAAGCCCGAGCGCGATCAGCATGAGCTGCCGCTTAGCGTGTCGGAGATCGTTTCGGGCATGGGCCTTGAGCGTCAGCGCGAGGAAGAAGAGCTGCCGGATGGGCCTGACTCGCTCTACGGCGAAGCGGTGTCCTTCGTGCGCAGCACTCGCCGGGCCTCAGTTTCCGCGATCCAGCGCCATTTGAAGATCGGTTACAACCGGGCAACCCGAATGATCGAACAGATGGAAGCCGAGGGCGTGGTTACCCCCATCGACACCAACGGTGGCCGCGAGGTCATCGCCCAGGCTGAACAGCAGCATGCTCAGGACGACAGTGACGTTGTCGACGCCGAGTTGCCCGAGGACAGCATGCCGGCCAACAAAGAGTTTGGCGACTTCGACTACAGCGAGGCTGCGCAGATCGTCTCCCTGCACGGCCAGGTCATCGACGCTGCCTGGCTGCAGCGCCGCCTGAGCATCGACAGTGACCGCGCCGCCTCGCTGCTGCTGCGCCTGCTGGAAAGCAACGTGATCCAGCTGGAAGCCGAGGGCGATTCCACGCTTGAACACACCTACCGCGTCGTTGGCACCCTTGAACAGGCTGTCGACCTCAACCTGGAGTAACGTCATGCACCTCGAACACATCTTCGTCGAGAACTTCCAGGGCCTGCGTAGCGCCAGCCTGGACCTGGCCACGCCGATCACCTTGGTGGCCGGATTCAACGGCGCCGGCAAGTCGTCCTTGCGTGAGGCCATTGGCTTTGCTCTCGGCGGCTCCGGCCGCGTCCAGCACAAGAAGGATTACGGCAGGCTGGTGACCGAAGGCGAGAAGAAGGCCCAGATCATCGTGAGCCACGACGGTGCAGCCAGCAGCTTTGCCCTGCCCAAGGGCACCGCCGAGCGACACAGCGTGCCAGGCGACGACTATCTGCCATTCGTTCTGACTCCAGGCGCCTTCGCGGCCTTGGACGAGAAGGCCCGCCGCGCCCTGCTGTTCAAGCTGACCCGATCCAGCGCCAAACCTGACGTTGTCGTCGGCATGCTGGCCAAGCGCAAGGCCAACCCGGACAAGGTCGAGAAGATCAAGCCGCTGCTGTTGAGCGGGTTCGGGACTGCCCAGGAGCAGGCCAAGGCCTACGCCGCCGAGTCGCGCGGCGCCTGGAAGGCCATCACAGGAGAGCAGTACGGCAGCGAGAAGGCCGAAGGCTGGGTGTTTGAAGCACCGGACAGCGTGTCCAATGCCGACGAGCGCGAAGAGGTCTTCAAGAAGCACGCGAAAGTGCAGCAGGACATCGACAACGGGAACCGCTTCATTGGTGAGCAGGATGCCAAACGCCAAGCCGCTCAAGGGCTGGGCCAGCGAAAGGCGGAATTGCAGGAAGCCGCCGACCTGTTCGACCGCGCCGTGGCCAAGCGCACCACCACCGAGCAGGACCTGGCCAAGCTGGAACAGCAGCTGCCTGATCTGCAGGCTCAGTTGAAAGACCAGCAGGCCGGCTCTGGCGGGTGTGAATGCCCGGCCTGCGGCGTTGGGCTCAAGATCGTTGGCAGCAAGCTTGAGTTGTACCAAGGGCTGAAACAGGACACTGCGGCCACCAGCACCCTGGCGCTCGACATCACCAACATGCAGCGCAGCGTCGAAATGCTGCGCCGTACCCTGCAGAACGACATGGCGGCAGTGGCCAAGGCCGAGGCAGCCCGCGAAGAGCTGAAACAGTTGGAGGGCCAGCAGGCCGAAGCCTTCGACCAGGACCGGTACGACCGGTCAATCGAATCGCTTAACGCCCTGCGCAAGCAGGAAGGCGAGCTACGAGCCCAGTACAACGCACTGTGCGAGGCGGCTGACGAGGCCAAGAACGCTGAGGCCAATACCCAGAAGGCCGCCGGCTACCACCTCGACGTTTTGGAGTGGGTACTGATCGAGAAGGCCCTGGCGCCCGACGGCATTCCCGGCGAGATCTTGGCCGGCGCCCTGCAGCCATTCAATGCGAGCCTGACCCGAACCTCCAAGCTCACTGGCTGGCCTGTCGTCCAGGTCTCCACCGAAATGGACATCACCGCCGGCGGACGCCTGTACCAGCTGCTCAGCGAGTCCGAGCAGTGGCGATGCGACACGCTGCTGGCCCTGGCCATCGCGGTGCACTCGGGGTTGAAGCTGGTGATGCTCGATCGCTTCGACGTGCTGGACCTGCCGGCGCGCGGGCAACTGCTCGGCATGTTGGTCAGCCTGGCCAAGGCCAACGAAATCGAAAGCGCCATCGTGCTGGGCACCCTCAAGGCCAAGCCCGCCAAGCTTCCACCCGAGATCAGCGCGGTATGGATCGAAGGCGGGGTGGCCCAGCAAGACCAGCCGATGCAGCAAGCCGGCTGACCCGATCCCTGCAAGACCCACAGGCGCCTCCGGGCGCCTTCTTTTCGCCTACAGGAAACTCGCCATGTCCTCACTGATCTGCGTCTTCGACACCGAAACCACCGGCTTCCCGAACTTCAAAGCCCCCAGCGACCACCCAGACCAACCCCACATCGTCGATATCTGCGCCCTGCTCTACACCCCCGATGGCGAGCTGGTCGACAGCTTCGAAGCCATGGTCCGCCCCGATGGCTGGAGCATCCCCAACGAAGTCGCCGTGATCCACGGCATCACCAACGAACTCGCCCTGGAACACGGCATTCCCGAGGCCTGCGCCATCGAAGGCTTCTTGAACATCTGGAACCAGGCCGGCCTGCGGGTGGCGCACAACGTGTCCTTCGACGACCGGATCATGCGCATCGGCCTCAAGCGCTTCCAAGACCCATGGGTGGCCGAGGCCTACCGCGATGCGCCGAAGTTCTGCACATGCACCTCTACCACCAACCTGGTCAAGTGCCCGCCTACCGACAAGATGATCGCCGCCGGTCGTGGCAAGCAGCACAAGCCACCAACCGTTACCGAGGCGTTGAAGTTCTTCACCGGCGAGGACCTGGTAGGCGGCCACCGCGCCCGCCCTGACGCCGAGGCCTGCGCCCGCGTGTACTTCGCCCTGCAGGCTTACCAGTCGGCGGCCTGACCCTCCGGCGCTGCCCGCCAGCGCCTTCCCCTATTCAACGATAACGCCTCCCCGGCGAGGGCGGCGCCTGCACGCATGGAGCAAGCCATGACCTACACGCTTCATCTTGGCGACTGCATCGAGGCGATGCGGGCCATGCCTGACAACTCGGTCGACAGCATTGTTACCGACCCGCCCTACGGTCTGAGCTTCATGGGCAAGAAGTGGGACTACGACGTGCCGAGCGTCGAGATCTGGGTCGAGTGCCTGCGCGTGCTCAAGCCTGGCGGCCACCTTCTGGCTTTCGCTGGCACCCGAACCCAGCACCGCATGGCCGTCCGCATCGAGGACGCAGGCTTCGAAATCCGCGACATGATCGCCTGGGTTTACGGCTCTGGCTTTCCGAAGTCGCGGAACCTGTCCGGCGACTGGCAAGGCTGGGGCACCGCCCTCAAGCCCGCCCTGGAGCCGATCACCGTCGCCCGCAAGCCACTGACCGGCACCGTCGCGGCGAACGTGCTGGCCCATGGCACGGGGGCGCTGAACATCGACGGATGCCGGGTGGGGTGGCCCGACGGCAAGGCACCTGAAATCGGAACTCCTGGCTGGGGTGGCCCTGCTAAGAAGCTGACGGCCGTGCCGGGGCAGGATGGCGATACCGTGGAGCGCAGCAAACCGAGCGATCTCGGACGCTGGCCCGCCAACCTGATCCACGACGGCAGCGACGATGTCGTAGTGCTGTTCCCGTCCGAGGCCTGTGCCAGTGCCCCGGTCAAAAGCGCCGAGCCAACGGCCAACGGCTTTAGCGGGCCGGTGAAGTACTCCGGCATGCGCGAGCGCGTGGCCGGCGCCTTCCACGCCGACACCGGTAGCGCTGCCCGGTTCTTCTACTGCGCCAAGGCGAGCCGTGCCGATCGCAACGACGGTCTACCTACCGGAGAAAAGCCAGCAGTGACCGCCTGCGCCACCATGCGTGAGCGCGAACAGGCGGACTGGCCCAAGCGCAATGGCAACCACCACCCCACCGTGAAGCCCACAGACCTCATGGCCTACCTGCTTCGCCTGGTAACCCCGCCAGGCGGTACCGCGCTTGACCCGTTTATGGGCAGCGGCAGCACAGGCAAAGCCGCCATGCGCGAAGGATTCAACTTCATCGGCTGCGAGCTCGACCCGGAGTACTTGGCGATCGCCAAGGCGCGCATTGAGCATGAGCTGGCGAAAGCTGTCGCCTTGCGAGAGCCGCAACCTGAACAACAAATGAGCCTCTTCGGCAGCTGAATCTACAGCGAGACCATCATGACCACAGCAATCGACCTGTTCGCCGGCCTCGGCGGATGGAGCACCGGCGCGCGCGCCGCAGGCGTTCAGGTACTCTGGGCGGCAAACCACTGGCCAGAGGCAGTGAGGTGGCACGCGGCCAATCACAAAGACACCGACCACGTCTGCCAGGATCTGCACCAGGCCAACTGGGCAGCAGTTCCGCGCACCGACATAGGAATCGCGTCCCCATGCTGCCAGGGCCACGCAAAGGCCCGCGGCAAGAAGAACGGAAACCCCGAGCATGACGCATCGCGCTCGACAGCCTGGGCCGTGCCGTCAGCTGCTGAGGTGCTGGACCAAGACGCTTGGGTAGTCGAGAACGTGCCCGAGTTCGTGAACTGGGTGCTCTACCCCAGCTGGGTCGATGCGATGCGGCGCCTGGGCTACCAGGTCGCGCCGCACATCGTCGATTGCGCCGACCTGGGCGTGCCGCAGCATCGAGTCCGCCTGTTCCTGATCTGCACCAAGAGCAAGGCGCCGATCCAGCTGCAGCTGCAGCAGTGCGAGCACGTCCCCGCCAGCAGCTTCCTCAACTTCGACGCCGGGCGCTGGTCACCCATCGAGAAGCCAGGCCGGGCCCAGGCCACGCTCGACCGAGTGCGCAACGGGCGAAAGCGCTTCGGCGACCGCTTCATCATGCCCTACTACGGCAAAGGCTCCGGCACCACCGGACGCGACATCAACCGGCCCATCGGCACTATCACCACCCTGGATCGCTGGGCTCTGGTCGACGGCGACCGCATGCGGATGCTCAGCGCCAGCGAGGCCCTGGCTGCGATGTCGTTCCCGGCTGACACCCTGCGCCCGGATAACCATCGGCTGACCATGCACATGGCAGGAAACGCAGTCCCCCCGCTGGCTGGACAGCGAGTCATTGAAGCACTACTGGAGGCAGCATGAATCCAATCGCCCAGGCGGCCCTTGACCGGGCCCGCCACCCTACCCCTGCGCCTGTGTTTTCCACCATGACGGCGCCGAAGCCCGACAAACCGCTGCCGATGCCGGTGCCGACCGGCCTCATCAACGAGTACATGCGCCAGCAGGCCCGGGAGGATGCCCGCGACATGGTGCGCGCCCACCGGGCCAAGCTGGCCGACACCAACGGCGTGGCCCAGGTCATCGAAGTGCTCAAGCGCGCAGCCACCGGCAGGCCTGGCAGCGTGATTCAGGGCTTTCTCGATGTGATCGAGTGGCTGCAGGAGCACGGGAAATGAAGAAACCACCACTGGCCGAGCGCGCTGTCGCCGCTATTACCCGCTACGAGCGGGCTGCAGCTGATCTGACCAGGATCAAAAGGGCCATCGTCGCAGAACTGGACAAATGCCCCATCACCATTGAGGCGATGAGCGATTCAGGGATGGAGCACTTCGATCGCGGGCATTCGATGCTGTGGGATGGAACACGCCCCAATACCCATCTTCACCGGGCTATGACCGCCACCGTTGCGGACTACTGCTCAGAACGCAGGCTCGACCAGGAAGAGATCTCCACTCAGCTAGCTGGTTGGGACGAAGACGATCCGGACGCATGCCCGCACTGCCTAGCAGCCTGGAACCTGA